TGTATCGACCGCACCAGAAAAAAGACCAAGTGTATCGATAACTACAATGTGTAGTTCGTCATTCGAACAACCAGCCGCGGTGGCCTGGGCACTTGTGCCAGGGGCACCATCAAAGAATGAAGCATATTCCCAGCCAGCGAACGAAGTTGCGTCGGCATATTGAACTTCAAGGCTATTGCCATAAAGACCAGGGTATTTAGCAGCTACATCACCATTCGGGGTACCACCGTTTGCATAAGTGGCTTCATAAGCGTCTTGATTGGGAATGTAAACACCGCTACCTTCAGAGGTAGCATTCTCTGCGGCTGAGCCTACAGCACGAACAAGCTGAAGGTTGTTGCCATATGCCAAGAAGTTGGCAGCAGTGAACCAGTCAGTAGTGTTTAATGGTAGACCAAAATACTTGCGTAGTTCATTTTCTGAACCTACGGTAAAAATTTCTTCTACAGGACCCCAGTTAAAGGTACCAACAAACGCGCCTGCCGAAGTCGATACGGCTGGAATAACGTTTGTTAGATCCTTTTCTGCTACTAGGACACCTGGCGATAATTGAAAAGCCATATTCTTCTCCTCGTTGTAAACTTGACAATATTAACTTGTCGTTTTATGTTTTATGCTTTTATTTATAAAAATGTAAAAGTTACAGTAGCCAACCTTCTCGTCGAGGCTCATCCTCATCAGATACTTTCCATAGATCACCATTTGATACGAAATAGTCTTCTTGGTGCCCATTACTTATTGTCCCAAATGGAGTTAGCTCATCCTCTATACTATCCATTTGGTCCTTATACATTCTTTCTCTGATATCAACATTCGTCATATCTTTGAAGTATGGATTACTTGTCATCCAAGCTAATAGAACTAGACTCATTACAAGGTCATCAAAATAACCTTCATCTGCCATCCAACTTCCCTGCTTTTCGATGAAAGTAGAGAACTCAGAAATAGTTTCGGCATCAAATACTAATAATTTTTGTTCTTCAAGTAGAGACTTCAAGGCAAAACAACCCTGCCTCTTTACTTGTTTGGTCATTCTAACGCCGCGCTGAGTCTTTGTACCAAATCCAGGCGATAGATATTGCTTTAAAGCAGTTTTTACAGTAGTCAGAATATTATCATACTCTAACTCCATGTGTAGAATATCTGCCACTTGTTGGCCGATATCATTGATTTCAACAAGAATATATGCCTTATTGTAGTCAGTACCTACTTTAGCTACGATATTGGGAAACAACATCGGTGCAATTTTATTATCACGATATTTTACAACCAGTCTGTATGGCGCTTCTGTAACATCTAAAACTGTGAAAGCAGAATAGTCACCGCCAATACCTCGTGCCGTATCTACACCCATAGCATAGATATGACCATCTATAGGCTCTTCAAAAATATCCAGACCATCTCGTGTGTGAATAGGGTCGATAGAACTCATTGCGGCCAAAGTTTTGGCTGAGACAAGAGTGTTACTTGAACCAAGAAACTCACATAATACTTCTTGGTTAAACTTCAGTTCTCCGAGCAAACGAAGTTGTTCTTCTGCCCATGCTTCATCTCTACCAGGAATTCTGTGATAAGGAATAAACATGGGCACAAAGCCGTTGTTGCCTTTTTCAGCCTCGTTCCAGAATTTCCAGAAGTGATTGTAACCAAGTGGAGTTGATGTCAGAAGAATCTTTGTTGTTTGACCGGCAGAAATCGTAGGATAAACAGAAGCAAAGAATTGTTCTGCGACGGTGTTTGGAATGATCGCGGCTTCATCGATGTATAGCCAGTTAACAGACTTACCACGAATACCAGATGCAGTTGTAGCAGCGGTGAAAATCTTAGAGCCGTTCTCAAGTTCTACGTCACCCTTGTTCCAGGTCTTGACGCCTTGTTGCATCCACAAAGGCAAATGCTCATACATGCCTTGATAACGTGCCATAACTTCACGGGCTGCGGCCGTTTTGTTAGCCATGATAGCAACTGTTTTTGAATCTTGAAAGAGTGTGTACCACAGAATACAAGCAGCCGAAGTAATTGTCTTACCCTGCTGGCGACCTTCCATAAGAATCGCTTTACGATTGTCTAGAATATGTTTTACTTTTTCTTTCTGACAATCATACAACTTAAATAACTGGAGACCATAATCCAGTGTGACAATCATACAATAATTTTCAATAAAGTAAATAGGATCTTCCTGGCACTTTTCAATTTCTGCCAGCTGTTCGAATGTAAAGTTATGCTTATGACCAATCGGCTTTAAGTTAATATTACCGTGATACGAGGATTCCTCACTCATGTTCTATCACTTTGGCTTTTTCGGCTTTCAATGCCTTAAGTAAATCAGATGTGGAACCAGAAAAGATGATATTGTTTTGTGTATCAATATTCTGTTTCTTTGGTTCTTCTTCTCGCAACTTCTTTTTCTTTGCTTGCAAATCAAGAAGGTCTTTGGCTGCATCACCTGTGGTCTTAATCAACTGACCTACTACTTCATATGCACGAGGACTATCACTAGCTAGAGCAACATTCAACATACCATCAAGAGCCTGCTGGCTGGTACCAATCAAATCGTTTAGTTTTTTTCTTGCGGCCAGATAGTCATCTTCAATATCATCACCCGTAGATATGATTTCTGGCAGCAATGGTTCTTCCACCACTACTGGTAGTTTTTCTTCTTTCGAACTCAGAACTTCATCCATATGTGTGCCAAAAATGGCATCTAATTTATCGTATTGATTATTCGTAGGCTTCATCAAATTGCTCCACATAATTCCAATCGTCTAGATAGGATGCATCATTAGGCGTATAGGTTACTTGATACTTAATTTTTTCCAACGTGTCCACACTAGGATTAATGGCTGCATACGTATTAGCAATTGCAGTTTTAATATAACCCTGCATATCAACTGGACCGTAGAAGTTTATACCAAGATTAAAGGTTAGATTCCATACAATAGATTGTCTTTGTGTAAACTCACCTTCATAATTGTCTTCGTATGAGACATTCTCCAATATAATTTGCAAGTCTCTTTTGATTCCCATTTCTGGGATATCAGTTATGGACACACAAAAATCTGGATTGAAGAACGGTAAAATCTGTTCGATGATTTGAAGTCCATCATCTTGATTTTTTGTTACGATAAAAAGGGATATCGATAAAGTATATGGGGTGCTAGTATACTGCACTCTTACTTTATCTGCATCGTCACCCACACCCACTGCGATATTCTTTGTAAGAATATTCAATTTCTGTTGTGGATTATATTGAAGACCAGTAATCTCGAAACCAATTCTAGGTAATGTGATTGCAACCGACGCGGGATCATTTCCAGGTACCGCGGCAACTCTTGCCAGAAATTTATCTTTAGGTCCGTATGCAAGAGGCACTCGAATGGACTGAGCCACTTCCCCCGCAGAGTTTTTACGCTCTACGGTTAGTTGATTGAATATCGTTCCAAAAGCAATGATAGCTTTACGAATGTGCTGGTGATAAAAATGCTGCTTCAAAAACATTATGCCGCTGTCCTTACTTGAACTTCACCGAATGGATTGAATGCTGTGAAATCTAAGAACTCGCCCGCTTCGTTTTCAAACTCATTAGTCTGATCTAAAGAATCAACGTTTGTTGTACCACTTTCTTGTAGGATAATTGAGTCGCCGGTATTCGACAGAACAAAATCACCAGACTCCATGATAAGTTGCCAATCAAAAATGTCTTGAGTTAAGCCATCGGTAATACCATCAATTTCTTCAAGGCCAGTATCGATAGTTTCAGAACTAAATTCAAATACTTGGCATGACATTCTATATGTGTAAATCTTCCCTAACTGGTAGAAAGGATTTAAAAAGTCCACGTAGTTGATTTGAAAAAACGTCTTTGTTTTAGGAAAGAATAATAGATCGCCTTCAGATGGTCGCTCTGGTAACTGTAAATTTTCTGCATTTCTACCAACAGATTCTTCCCAACGGCGTCTCGCGACAACAAAAGTTGCGGTCGATCTAAACTCAAAGCCGAACTTTGTTAGTAGTTCACCTTGACCTTCGAAGCCCTCTGTGTTTTCAAGATACATTTCCAATGGATATGCTTGGGTAAAATATGAAAGCGCATCTTCAAATAGAATTGGATCTTGGTTTGCTATGGTTCTAGGTAGATAGTAAACATCATGCCCATAAATCTTCATGCTTTCGATAATAAGGTCCTCCAACAAACGTTGTTCGTTTGTTGAACCTGATGTATTCCCTGATTGAAAGTAGAAATTGGTAGGCATATCTTATCCCACCATGAAATCGACGGGAAGTTCCGAGCTAAGTTGCATGTC